GCATTCCAACCTTGGTTCTTCTCTATCTTGCTTCACCTGTTTGCGAACAGGTACTACGAGCGCTTTGGTGAGCCGACTCCTATTGGTCGTGCGCCTTACGACGACGACATCAAGTTCCAGGGCAACGAGATGGCTGGCAACGAAGCCATGATGATGCTGTTGCAGATGTTGCGGAACCGCAGCGCCGTCGTTCTGCCAAACCAGAAGACTCCAATGGGAGACGAGACTACCATTGACTACGACTACCAGATTGAATATCTGGAGTCGCAGATGCGCGGTGCTGACTTCGAAAAGTATTTGACGCGGCTTGATGAAGAAATGTCACTGGCGCTGTTCACGCCTATTCTCTTGATGCGTACTGCTGATGTCGGTTCGTATAACCTTGGCACGCAGCATACCATCATTTATCAGTGGATGCTGAACGCGATGGCAGGCGATTGGAAGTATTACATCGACTGGTATATCCTTCGTCCTCTTCGTAACTACAACTTCGGTACGAATGCTGATCTGCCTAAGATTGCGTTCAGGCGTATGGGCGCACAGAACGAAGAGCTTGTCCGAGACATTACTCGTACCCTTATTGCTGCCGAGGCGATCAAGCCGAATATTGATCAGCTTGGCGAGATCGCTGGACTGGACCTTCAGACGGTACGTGAGTTGGAAGCGGCACCCGAGCCGACGCCGGGTGACCCGACGCAGCCCATCCAGAGCCCCGGCAGAGGGGGCAGCGGGGGCCATTCCGCTAAAGAGAAGAAGGATCGGGTCGTTGCGGTCATCGCCGCATTAAGCGACCGAATCGAGCCCCAGGTTCGCACCGGCTTTAGGCGTGGCTTTGATCGCGGACACGAGTTTAACCTGGGATTCCAGGCGAAGTTCGAAGGAGCACTTCGTGATGCTGGACACCCGGCTCCGCTAGATGAGACTCGGAAGTTCTATGGAATGGTGGGGCGCCTTCTGGATGATATGAAGGTTTCGGATCATTTCAACAGTTCTGATGAGTTCATGAAGGCGTTCCGAGACACGACAGAGTGGTACGCAAGTGGAATACTGAGTGTGCTCTAGTGGCTCGACGGCGTGAGCATGAGTTGCGCTGCTTTTGCAGCAGAGAACCTTTACTGGCAACCTACGGGATTGACAGTAAGGGTAAGCTTTTCGTTCACGTAAAGATTTGGAAGGCAAGGCGTATCTTTGGTGAACTCGTGATCGAAGGTGGCATTGTCAAGATTAGGTGTCGAGATTGTCTGCGTTGGCACACCGTCAACGTGCTAGGCACTAAGGCAACTTTGCAGGAGACTCATGAAGAACTACCTGTAGCGGTTATTGGATAGCCCTCGGTAGTTGCCCCGCGCCCGTCATATATGAGAGGATCGCCGCTATGCGTAACTTGGCCAGCAGCTTCACCATGAGGAAAGACGGTGTCCTTCCTCGTGGTGACTGGTTCCGTATCGAGAACAAGAAGCAGGCTGAAGCAGACGTTTACATCTACGATGAGATCGGTTTCTGGGGGACCGACGCTAGTGAGTTTGTAAAAGAACTTACTGCACTCGATGCGGATACTTTCAACGTTCACATCAACAGTCCTGGTGGCGAGATTTTCGACGGCCTTGCTATCTACAACACTCTCAAGCAGCACAAGGCGACAGTAAACGTCTACGTTGACGGACTGGCAGCCAGCGCCGCTTCCTTCATTGCCCAGGCGGGTGATAAGGTCGTCATGGCGCGCAATGCTCAGATGATGATTCACGATGGCATTGCTATGGCTTATGGTAACGAGCAGGACATGCTCGATACTGCTATTCTTCTGAGTCAGTTGTCGAACAACATTGCTGATATCTACCATCTTGCTGCCTGGAAGCGTGGCGCTGAGGAGAACAGCGAGGAGTATTTCCGCGGTCTTATGCGCGCAGAGCTCTGGATGAATGGCGGAGAGGCGGTGGAGCTGGGACTCGCTGACGAGGTTACAGACCAAGACGACAAGGCAGCTACCGACGCAACCAATAAGTGGGATCTCAGTTTCTATAACTTTGCAGGACGCGAGAAGGCGGAATCGCCCCTGCGAGTGCAGGAAAAGATCCGCCTTGCAAATCAACAGAAGGGGAACACGATGGCTGGAAAGGCCTCGAACACGACGGACCCGGCTGCGACCCCCGCTCCGGTCCCTGATGGAACACCTCCGACCGAGCCTGACCCGGCACCGGCACCGGAGCCTACTGGAGATGAGCCGAGCGACCAGTCTTCGACTCCGACGCCTCCTACTCCTCCCCCGCCCACGACGCCGCCTTCTCCGTCGCCGTCGCCGGGCAACTTGGCAAAGGGTGTGATGATCGACGGCAAGTTGGTTACTGACTACACAGTCATCAACCAGCACTACTCAGCCCTCGATACCGCCGCCAAGGAACGAGAGAAGACCTTCCGTGACGAGTTCGTCACACAGCTTGCGACCGACAATAAGATCGGCGCACCCATGATCGAGAGTCTGCAGGCGCATGTGCAGACTCTGAACGCAGAGCAGTTCGCCAGCTTCCAGGCCTCGTATGAGTCCTCGGCGCCGTCGAGCCTCTTTGGACAGAACGCCACCCAGGACTCCAACCTGGAGCCCAAGCCAGGCCAGAGCGCTCCCGCTGCTGCTACGTCTGTCGTGGACAAGGCACAGAAGATCGCAGACCTGGAATCCATCGTCGCTCTTCACCGGCGCACGATGACCGAAGAGGCGGTCCAGCGGACCAACTCTTACAAGGAGCTGCAGGAGTTGCAGCCCAAGACCAACGAGTCCTGAGGAGTTAGCCAGATGGCGAGCTTTACTAAGGGTGGCGTCGGTCCCGATCCGTTCGGGAAGAATGTCTACCTTCGTAGTACGGACCCTCGACCGCACACCGAGTCGTACACAGTGGCCGCGTCCACTGTGGCTCTGGAGACGGTCAACGGGGTCGCAGATCAAAAGATCTTGCAGTCAGGGGAGGTGCTGGCGAAGATCACCAGCGGCCCCGAGACAGGCAAGGTCGGCCCGTTCCAGGCTCTGGCTACCGATGGTCGCCAGACCCTTGCGAACATTGTCGGGCTCAATGACACCTTCCTGCCCTGGCAGTTGCTGGAGCGCGATGTCGAGGTGTCTGCTGCGTATGACTGCGTGGCTGTCCAGGGTTGGTGCTTTGAGCGAAACTCGGCTGGTGCCCGTATCGCTCTGACGAACACTACCGCCGACGCGATGAGGTCCACCAAGGGCCTCGACGTTAAGTTCAAGTAAGGGACTGACTGATGAAGACTTTCAGTAACACTCTTCAGGCGTTCCTCAACGCGACTTCTGTCGGACAGGACCGCATCATTCGCAAGGAGGTCAGCCTCGGTCGCATTCGGGACATTGAGCCGCCGCAGTCGCACATCGGTCTGCAGTTCGCTCCGTGGCTTGAGGTCGCTACCGACGATGTTATCTTCGGATACATCAAGGGTGACACCGATGGACTTGCCCCGGCTCGTGCCGAGGATGCCGAATCTGAGCTTGCTCAGAAGGACGAGAACGTGCTTGGCGAAGGCCGGGCCAGCGTGATCGACTGGTCTCTCAAGGACCACTACACGGCGTCCGACGTGACTCGTTACCGGGAGTACCTGCGCATTATGCAGGCTCTCCAGGCTGGCGATATCCCGCTGACGGTGCAGTCGATGCTGGAAGACTGGGCGACCAAGTTCGCTCGGGATGCCAGTCGCCGCAAGCGGAAGCTGGACAACCGAATCAACTGGATGATTATGTCCAGCTTGGCGACCAGTGTCCTCGCTTACAACGACGGCAAGATCAAGTTCTCGGTGGATTGGGGTCGTCCTGCTACTCAGGCAGCTTCCAGTGCCACCAACGACATTGGATCAGATGCTACTTCGGGTGTCCTCAATGGAGTGATGGACTGGTCTAGTACGACTCACGACCCGATTGGTCAGATCGAGAGTGTTCAGGAGTTCATGTACGACACCTATGGCGTCCGCATGAACCGCATCCTGACTTCCAAGAAGGTCGTCCGTCGAATCGTCAACTCGGAGAAGTTCAGTCAGCGAGCTGGGCTAGGAGCAGCCTACACCGGAGCCGGTGTGGCAACTGCGCCTGCCCTGAACTACCTGCTTGACGGCTGGGGTCCTGACGCGGCGCGACAGGTCGTGGAGAACGCGACCGGCGTTCAGTTCATTCTCGACGACTCGGTGTACCGCACGCGGGCCATCGGTTCAAAGACGATCGTCAACAACAGGTTCTTCCCTGAAGACCTCATGGTCTTCCTGCCGGACCTCGACGACCTGAACGAGATTGACGACACCGAGATTGGGTTCGCCAAGACGCTCACGTCACCTCACCCTGAAGGTCAGTGGACCCCCGGCTTCTATGAGTGGGAAAAGTCCAGCACTGACCCGTGGGGCCAGGACGCCGGAACCGGCGTCAAGGCCTTCCCGGTGTTCTTGCACATGGACTACACCTACGCAGTCACGGTTACTCTGTAACCGGGAAGGAAACTGATATGGCTGAGGAAAAGAAGGAAGCTCAGTACGCCAAGCCTGCCTCCCAGCTTGACCTGGAGGCACGTCAGGAGAAGGACAACGCATCAGACCGCGTTCTTTCAACCGCTGACTCGTATGAGGCTTCGGCAGACGATGAGGGCGGTCGGGACTTCGCGGTCGAAGGCAACGATACTGAAGGCTACATCGGGGCCAACCCTGAGTACCGGACGTATGCCAACGAGACGGAGGCGCCCCTCAAGGCTGACGAAGATTCGGCAGAGCAGAAGGTCGCGGACTACTTCGTGGATACGATGAACACCGAGGCCGTCAAGCCCGGTGAGCAGGATTCTTCGGAGTCGGACAAGAAAGAGGAGGCGCCTAAGGTATCGGCCAGCAAGACCGAAACCAAGGCACCTGCCAAGTCCAGCGGTTCTTCCAGCTGATCGAGACAGGAGTTTGGAGTGGCCGCGTACTGTACGGTGGATGACTTACTGATTGGTGACATTCCGCTTGCCGATAAGTATGGCGATGGTACTAGTTTCGTCAACATGGCTGCAGATGAAATCGACTCACAGATCGGTCACATTTATGTGACGCCAGTAGTGTTCGATGAGTCCACACCAGAAAAGGCTGCAAGGGTTCGGCCCTCTAAACTCCTGCTCAAGAAGCTCAACTACCTCTTCGCTAGCGGTCGTATCGTTCTCGATATGGCCGCTGGCGGAGAGGACGACAATCTTCACGCTTACGGTAAGCGTTTGCTTGATGAAGCCTTGCGGCCTCTTTCTATGGTTTCCGATGGTAGAATTGAACTCGTTGATGCACCGTTGATTGTGCCCGAGGAAGTCGTAGCACAAGATACTGGTCCGATGATTACCAACGAGGACCCATATAGTCTTGTTCAAGGTTTCTACGATCGCTTTTACAAGGACCACGTTTATCCAGTCATGCCGGTGCCGATGCGGCCTTATGATACGCCGCCGGTTGCGGAGGTCTGATGCTTCAGTTTACGGTCCTCAATAACGATGTCGAGACTGCTCTTTTGAAGCTCTCCATCTTGATGTCAGATAATGGTCTTGCGGCATTCCTTGGTGCGGCTATAGGACCTTATCTTCAGCAACGTGGCCAGAAGCGTTTCCAGTCCGAAGGTGACGATGTCTCAGGTGCATGGGCGCCTTTGAGTCCTGCTACGATTGTTATTCGTGGAAACCAGTATGGATCTGGTCCGATCAATCGTCGTACTGGTGAACTTGAGAATTGGGTTGTCGGTAGTGGCTGGGATGCTTACCCGATCACCAAGGGAGCGACCATGCGATTCCCCGGCAAGAAGCCAGCCGGTGGACTTAAAGACAAAGTCATAACCGCACAGCAGGGTCGAGACGGAAGCGAAGGCCCTGAGCACCCTCGTACCGTTCCGCGTCCTGTGATCGGTGTCAATGAGACAGACATGGTATTCTTTCAAACTGCACTTGCCTTTGCAATTCAGGATGCAATGCAATGATTGATCCTCTCGCTCAGGATGGCTTTCCTAACAACGTCGTGAGTTGCATTGCAGAAGTTCTGCCTGCGATTGACGAAGATGTTAGAGTCTACAAGCGTCCCTTACGTCCTTCTGACACCAACTACGCCATTTCAGTATATGGCACTCTTTGGGCGCCGGATGAAGATTCTTTTGAGATTGGACACCTCTTCCCTGGCGAGCCGACCTTGCAGAATTACCAGATTGGTATTCAGTCACTGATTAAGGATGGTGACACTGAGCGAGCTCTTGCAGTTAGTACCCTCATGGCGCGGCACATTCGCTCGGTCCTGTACAGGAATGAACCCATGCGGCTAGCCTTGGGCTCGCTGTACGTGCAAGACGACACCTCCCGCGAAAGCATGAGGCGTTGGGGGATTAGAAATCAGCGATTCATGAGTAACGATATCGAGGGTAAGTTCGTCACGATCAGCGTGCTGGACCTTTGGATAGAGACGGAGACAACCTGATGGCCGATGTAGTGACCGATAAGGACCTGGAGAAGAAGCGGGACAAGCTTTCGAAGCTCCGTGAGCAGATCGCTGAGGCGTCCGGCCTGGACGCCACCTGGCACGCCTGTCACGTGGTCGAGGACCAGCTTGCCGCGCTCGAGGACGACGTCCTGCGTGTGCGCACCCACCCGCTGATCCCGGAGA